ATCATTTGTATTTTTTTTAGTTGTTTGTTTACCAAATTTTAATAATTTTCCATTTCCAATATTCCAAATATTACCGTTTGCACCTGATGACAATCGTTTAAGTTTACTTGGTATTGGGATTTCATATTTTTCCATAAATTTTAATAATCTTGTAGACATATTTTAATATAGGTTAATAATAAAATATGGAAAAACTTTTGGGAAAGTATCCTGATCGTGTACCAGTTATGGTCGAGTCAAAGTTAGGCGACGGGCAGTTTATGAAATATATGGTTCCGAGGGACAGGACTATAGCGCAGATGATAGCCCAGCTTCGCAAACATATAAAGATGACACCTAAACAGGCTATTTACCTGTTTGTGAATAACACGCTCCCACCGAACTCAGCAACAGTCGGTCAAGTATGGGATCAGCACCGAAACAGTGAGAATGTTCTTCTCATCACGTACTCACTTGAGAATACTTTTGGTTAATACTTATCAAGAAGCTTGAAGCTTAGAGTTTTTTAGTTGGCCTACGTTTAGGTAATAAAAAGATTGTGTTCCGCATGGCGTTCAATTGATTTACCATAGCTTTTAGTTGGTCTTTCATAAATTTCACACCGGCAGTGCGCCCGGCTTCTTCTTCTTTAGGAATTGTCTGAGAAAAAACTATACTATTTTTTAAAAGTGGTCTAGCTTTTTTACTAATATTTGTAATACTTTTTGGACCTTGATTTTTAAAATAAAATCTACCATTTTTATGATAGTATATATTTCTATTAAGGTGGATAAATCCATTTTTGTTCATTTTATTTTTAAAATTTTGTTCAGCCTTTATCCTATTCTGTTCTTCAAGTTTTGGAACCATAGTTAAAACGCGTCCAATAAAATTTGGTGGTAATCTACTTCTGGACATAGACATTGCACTAACTTTTGTTCGTGGTGAAGGTGACATTTATACTTTACTCCAACTTTAAAAACTGTCTCCCAATTTTACTCATTGCGAATATACCTAACCCAGAAGCAATCTGAAGATAAAATATGTCAGTCTTCTTTGTGCAACACAATAGGTATCCTGATAATATAATGAATAAAATTGTAAACAACCAGAATAGTTTAGTGAATGTATCCATTTTATACTTCTTCAATATTATTTTCATCACTGTCATCCTCGATCTCACACTTCTCTGGTAAAACCTCGACAATCTTTTTAACGCGGGTCTTGACTGCTGGAATACCGAGGCCATTTTGGCGGCCCTCTATGACCGTGTCCCAAAAAGCGCGAAAAACTGGCAAGGCATCCTGGAACCACTGACGGTCACGCAACACGTGAACAACAACAAACTCACTGGGTCCCGGCCACGTCATTTCAGCTGGTTTGTACTGGATAAAGTCGCACTGATCCAAGTCGAGAATCTCCATGAGAAGTTGAAGCTGTGGCATGTAATATATCGGGACTTCGGCTTTAATCTCTCTTCGAAGAGGGCATTTGATTTCTATGAGTTTTCCTGATTCTGTTATACCGTCTGGACTACCACCAAGCCACGTGTGTTCTGGGTGAGGACGAAGACCAATCTCATGGGAAACTTCGTTATATTTTAGGCAATAAATATCTCGTGCTTCATCCTCATACTTGTTTCCGTGCATCGTAGCAGCGTTACCGTTAAACTTTTTGAGTCCGCATTTTTTCATAAGAAGGTCTTTAGGTTTTTCATATGGGTTCAAACTAAGGGCAGTCGCGGCATCACTCGCCGTCAACATACCTTCTCTTAGTTTTAACCATTCCTCTGATCTTTGTGGCGCATATTCCGCCTCTAAGAGCTTCGCAACTTTTTCATTCATTTTACAATTTATATACCCAGTTGTTTAAGTGTTTCCTGTGCGGCGTCTTGTTCGGCTTGTTTCTTGTTTCGGGCAGAACCAGAACCCACACGTGACCCGTTTATGAACGCCGTCACCACAAAAACCCCGTTATTATGAGAATCAATTGGGTACTGTGGGAGCTCCCACTTGTTGGCTTGACAGTGACGCATCAAACGGTCCTTGTGATTGTCATCAATCATCAAACAATTCATGTCAATTATTTGAGGGTTTGTGAAAATATCGAGGATAAATCTTTTTGCGTGAACAAGACCAACATCCATATATATTGATCCAATAAGAGCCTCGAATACATCCTCTAAAACCTTGGGATTTCTGTGCCACCCGTTTCGCATACCCTTGTCATCCATGAGAATCCACTTGTCAAGATTTATATAAGTAGCAATTTTGGCGAGAGTTTCACCTCGGACCAACTTTGTTCTAGCCTTTGTAAGAAATCCTTCGTCTTGACCTTTGTACATGTCAAATAGATATTTTGTAATAACAAAACCTAGAACTGAATCTCCTATAAATTCAAGAGTCTCAAATGATTCTGTGAGTGTGTATTTTTTCATGGCGGACTTGTGTGTAAATGCCTTTTGGTAAAGTGAGAGGTCGTTCACCTTGATGCCAACAAGATGTTCTATTTCAGACTTTAGCAATGGCGGGGGATCTATTAACGTATATTCTTCTTCATCGGACGACATTCTTTTAATAATTATGGGTTTAATTTTTTAATATTCATTTACACAGTGGCAACAACCTTTGGCTTGCGAACAATCACCTTCTTCTTTGGAGTCGCGGGAGTCTCAGTCGAAGGTGTCGGAGGGGGCGTTTCAACTTTTTCCTCCTTAGGAACCTTGGTATAATGAGGGCTAAGGTACTTTTGGATATTCAAAAATGTAACCTGGACGCCTTCTGGAGGAGCAAGTAGATCAACAAGCTTAGCGTCGAGAATAATCATGCGGCCGTTATCAGGATGCTTGAGACCATTCTCATTGATGTATTTATTAATACGACGAGTCACTTCACTCCTAGATACAGTCTCATCATCTGAGAGAGCCAAAAAATCCTTGAGTTTTTGAGAAATCTCAAGAGTCCTGTTGAAGCCGTTGTTAACCGCGCGAGCCTTTGCCTTTTCGCCGCTGGGATCCTCCTGATGAGCGCGAATCTTGCGAACGAGCTTGGTGAGAGACTTGATTTCGCTGTGAAGGCTGGCAATTTCGGTAAGCATGGTAGACTCCATTTGATATAGTAAGTACGAGTCTCTTTAAGCCTTTTACATTTTTATAAAAGACCCACTGTGCTTATGAGCAGTAATGCTAGAAATAACACTATAACAGCTAATATATACCGTTTAAGCGTTATCTGTTGGAAATTCAAAATAGCATTAGTGTCGGTGTCGGTGTCTTCACACATTCCTTCGCATTGGTTTTGACAACACCCCGATGGACACATCAATAAAATTCCATCTTTCTTGTAAGCGCAAACAGTTTTTACAGGTTCGCACGAGTTTCCTAATATTGATACACACTTACACAGTTTATCACTAAATTTAGAACCACAACTGTTATTTTTACAAACTGTTTTAGGTGGGCACCTTGACATTTAAATATACTATTATTATAAATAATGGATACTTCTTTTTATTCTGAACAGGCAATTCTAACGTTTATAAAAAAAACACTGTGTCAGAGTGATTCCAAGTTGTTTAATCACTATATGAATGGTCGAGTCTCTAAATTTAGAGAAAGACTTTCTAGAAAGTTTACAAGTGAACGACAAGATAATATAGAACAAGTTGTCTACGCATGTATAACAGATAGTATCAGAGATATAATACTTGAAACTGTTGGATTTTTAACCGAGAAGTTACATCCTTATGGAGATCTCATAGTGACGGGTGGTGAAGCTTTCAATATGTATTTTGATAAGAGTGATCGAGTAATAACGAGTGATATTGATACCAAGTTTATTCCAGTTTTCAAAGGAACTTCTGGCGGTCTCGTAACAACAAAAAGTCCAAAGTATTTTGGTTTTCTTCAAAGTGTAAAACTTAGATTATGGGATCTGTTGGGACAAACCGCCAAAGACTTGAATGTAAAAATTAAAAAGAGAATAGAGACTATTTTAAAAACCACAAGGATTGGCAAAATGTTGGGCATATCATTTCCAAAGGGACCTTGGGTTACTAGAAGATACTCTTTGATTCAGAAAAAACGTCAGTCTATAAAAAATGATGATGTGACTCTCAAAGATGTTTTGATTGATGTTGAATTGTTCGCACTTGACTTGAAACTAAATTATTATTCAATCGAAAAGAAACGATCAGTTATTCAAAATCTTGGGGGAATTCTTGATATAGCCATTATGCGTCCGTATGAAATTGGATATGAAATAGCCTTTTCAAGACATCAAGGGGTTATGTACAAAAATAAAGACACTGGAAAAATGATTCATAACAATAATATACTTTTTGCTGGTAAAAAGTTTTTAGTTGAAGATGTGTACCTCATGCAGTTACTGGGATTGAGACCTCATAAAATACAAAAGGATAGAAATAGACTTTTTTTATTTGCGACAAAAGTTCTTAAACTTAAGAATATTAATAAATCTGATAAACTTGTAAAAATATTTAAAAGATGTATAACAAAAATTAAAAACATTCCTAAAATTTCTATAAAACAAAGACCAGTTTTCAAACTCGATTGGACTCCAGATCCATTTAAATATAAACGATATACATCAAAACCACGTTTGGAACCGCTTGTTACGACTCAGATTATTGGACTTAGGTCTTCTGTGAATATGAATATACCAAATTATGTAAAATCATCCGGTCCATATAGATTTAATTTAAACAAGAAAAAGTGGATCTCAAACAACTCTAGGATGTATATTAAAAATGAAATGACACATAGACCGATAAAAGCCCCATCAAGTATTCCTAAAGCACATCTCAGAAATATATTATACGGGTACAACCCTAAAAGAAACTATTGGATTCCTGATGTGCTTATTAATAAATCGGCATTGATTCCATTGATTGGTTTAAAGAATACATCATTTATATATTAAATGGAACTTACTTACGGAACTCCCAAAAAGCTTCAAGATGGTCGTTATTATGTCAAAGTATCTCAGTGTAATGATTCACGAGTTATGATTCAATTAAACAAGGTCAAACTACTCACAAAGTTTGATGAGTCTGATGACGTGACTCTTGAATTGAATACACAATCTCATGAGAAAATTTTAGAAGTTGATTTTCAAAATATCGCAGCAGCCAAAGTAAATTGTCAGGCGTGGTTTGGTAAAATTTTAGCAGACCAGACCCTTGAGACTGCTTACACAAAGAGTATTCAGGGCCTCACCATGAATACTACAAAAGCTAAAATCGCAAAGATTTTTGCTCATGATAAAACTCCAGTAGAACCAGAGAGTGTTGATTTGGGTATAACTTGTGATGTTATGCTCGAGCTTGCCGGAATTTGGTTTCTTAAAAAAACATTTGGTCCTATTTGGCGAATTGTTCAGGTTCGCCTTTTGGCGCCTCCCAAAAAGTTATATTCTGACGAATATTTGTTTCAGGATGATGAAACCAATACTGAAATGGATGCCGATGATGATTACATTTGAAATAAAAAAATTATATTAGTATATTAAAATGAAGTTGAACCAAAAGTCCTTAATAGTTATCGCAATCGTGTTGGTACTTTTGTGGCTCGTTTTTTCAAACAAGCCCAGTCAGTACGGCAATAATAAATACAAATCCATGTACACCCTTCAATCAGGAGACATGGCTCCATCCGACTTGTCTGAATCGAACATTGATATTAGCAATAGCTGCGCCATGAAGTCTGGCACAGGTCTTTCGTCGTCATTGTTGCCGCGAGAGGTTGCCACGAATGACGATTTTGGTCAGTTTGCCCCGGATGACATTCTTAAAGGACAAAACTTTCTAGACCCCAGGTCCCAGATTGGATTTCCCGAGACAATTGGTGGAACTCTCAGGAACGCCAATCAATCCGAACGCGCAGAGCCACCCAACCCCAAGTCTGCTTACACGTGGAACAACTCCACCATTATTCCCGACCTCATGCAGCGTAGTATGTGTTAAAGAATATACGCATTATAAATCTAAATGGCTGAACAAATTACAGAAGAGTTTCGCTCCGCAATGGCAGACTGGGTTCAGTTGAAAACACAATTAACAGAAGCTCGCAAGGACATGAAAGTTCTTAATGAACGTGAAAAGCAACTCAAAGAGTTCATCAAGACGTTTATGAAGAATCAATCTCTGGATCTCGTAAACCTCAAAAAGGGTAAAGTCACCCTAAAAACAACAATGAAAAAGTCCAGCATGACACGTGAAGCTGTCCGAAAGGGTCTCTTCATATATTTTGGAGGTGACGAAGCCAAGGTTGACGGAGCTATACAGTGTATTTTGGACAATCTAGAGTCAGAGGAAGCTGATGTCATTAGCCTCACTGGATTAACATCCAAGAAAGGCGCTTAGAGATTTTTTGATATACTTCAATAAGAATAACTAAAAATGGTGTGGTCTGAATACGTTGAGCACACTACAGGTGAAAATGAATACAGCGATGACGATAACCCAGAACCACCACCAAAACGTCTCAGTATAGATGATTGGACTACGTGGTATTCAGAGGACCTACTAAACATGTGGTTCTCTTTGGTACAATATAGAGAAGACTCTGGGATAAAGCACGATATACTAAAGTCTGGAACTTACACAGACTTTTGTGAATTTTGTTATCATTTTTCTCATGGATTTGCCTCTTAAATTATTTTTTTTCAAAACGTATATTATAAAATGATTGACATAACAGGCCCTAAAGTTCTCATACCAGCAGCCCTCTTTGTAGCTCTCAGTCCCGGTTTGTTACTTCAACTACCAGGAACATCGTTTCAAAGCGGAATGACTTCAAAGACTTCTGTGCTGTTTCATATGTTTGTCTTTATAGTGATATATAGCATATTGGCTCGATTGCTAAAGATTGTTTTGACCCCAGCTGACCTTATAGTGACAGCCGTTCTCTTCGCAATCTTGAGCCCAGGTATGCTACTAACATTACCCCCAGGATCTGGTGGCGTGTTTTCATCGGGTCAGACTGGTGTTGCCCCCGTCTTTGTACACACGCTCGTCTTCGCACTTGTGTTTGCGTTTCTTCGCAAACAATTCCCTGCCGTGTACTAGTAAATGAGATATCTTGTATTAGGTCCAGCAGCCCTCGCATTTTACGCAATTCTAGGGTATATTACAAAAATTAAAGATGTTCTCGAAGAGGTTGAAGAAATTTCAGGGGCTTCATCAGGGGCTATGCTCGCTTTCCTATTACTTTCTGGGAAAAGTCCACAAGATATATTTGATTTGACAATAAATCTAAATACAGAAGAACTAACAAAAGTTGATTTGAAAACTTTTATAAATTCATTTGGTTTCATCAATCATGAATTGATAAAACAGAAACTCATTGAAATGTATGGAGGAAACCCAACGTTCAAAGAGTTGCCAAAAAAACTTTACGTTTCTGCGTATTGTCTAAACACCCTTGAGGTTGAATACTTTTCAAGGGACACTCACCCAGATATGTGTGTAACAGAAGCTATATGTGCTAGCATATCAATACCAATCATTTTCATGCCATATGAATATAAAGGTAAAAAATACATAGACGGGGGTACAACAGAGGATTTACCAGTGTTTCCATTTTTACATAAAAATTTTTCAGATTTGTTATGCGTTAAAATACACCAAGATCAGCAGAATATTAAATTAGATAGCATGCTAGATTACTTCATGTGTATAGCAAACACAAGCTATAAAAATAGAATAAAGTATCAAAACGTGCCCACCAAGAAGTTAAACGTGACTCATATAGACATATTAAATTTACGAGGTCCGTTAGAAGATCGTTTGAAACTGTTTGCAATAGGGATGGGGTCTTAATTTTTTTATTAATGTATACTAACAGGATGAACATATGTGATTCAAAAACAAATATCGCATTCGCCAGAGATGCGGTAAAAAAACAGTTATTGTTACCCGATAGAATGATATCTAAATTATCAAAGACGCAATTGTGTAATCTTCTTTTACTGTGTAAAAACGATAGACTTCCAGCGGCACCTTTTATGTTACCACCCAAAAAAGTTGGGCAGTACATGATTGCGGTATATTCAAATTCACCACTTTCACCAAATGATTTTACCGCTTTACTGGCAAAAAAACCAGTATCCACCATCACTAAAATTCGAAGACTTGCGACAAAGATGAATATTGTATACAATAAAGATCAATCAATAAATGACGTGAAAGACATGATATTTGATAAACTTGTAAAGTTGGGAATACCAGAACCAATAAGGGTTCATGTCAGTGAGTCAAAAGAGGCCATGGCAAACGGAAACCTTGGCAACGGCAACTTTAATAACAATAGCGCCAGGAACAATTCTGGAATGAACAACAATAGCGCCAGGAACAATTCTGGAACGAACAACAATAGCGCCAGGAACAATTCTGGAATGAATAATGTAAACAGGTCAGGAACAGGATCAAACAACAACGTAAACAGGTCAGGTTCCGGTTCGAATAATGTAAACAGCAACAGGAATCGGGGTAGTGTATCCTCATCAAACACCCAGAGAAGTGGTAACGTTGGACCTGGACAGGTTGTAGTCGGTGGTGGAGGTGGTGGAGGTCCCATAGTTGTTCAAAGAAATTCAAAACCAACATACGTAACATCTGGGCAATCTGGTTCTTCGTATGCAGTTATGGGTGGTGGTCAAGGAGGTGGAATGATTCCTTTTAATATGCGAAGTCGTAATAACTACACACGACGAGGTGGTCTTCCATCTTTTTATAATGAAAGGAGTAAATTGAACCAATATTACAAAAACAAAATGCGTAACGCAGCCATGAAGGCTGAATACAACAAAAAATTAAAACAAATTAATAATCGTGAAAAACAAACCAAAGAGATTGTTGCTTCAAAACACACACAATTGAAAAAACTTTTTAATAATGGTAAATACGGGGGAGTTTTGGGATTCGGATCCACTAACCTCTCAAACGTACAGAAAACTAAGATTGCGTTTTTAATGGGAATCAAGAACTTATCGGGTCTCAACAACGCCACGAACGTAAACAAGATTGACAAGTATTATGAATCTGTTATCCG